ATTCCTGAACCCGTTAGAAACCGTATAGTTAAATATCGTCATATTGATTTTGCAATCCTCTATATGACAAGTCACTATCGATATGCTTATGAACTATTTATTAGTCATCCCATATTATTTTGGTTAGTCATGTGTGAAGCCAAACAAAACACATGGACAGAAGAAAAGCTAACGACAGTCATTGGCTTATCACGTAAACACATTATGGGGGAGTGTGGCTTGCCTGCCACTCAAGCGGCCATTAAATTATTGACGAAATTTAATTTTGAACGCTATGACATCACCGCATTATCGCTCATTAAAAAAGTGTTTGAACTCAAATCGTATCAAAAGATTAATCATCATCAGCAGCAGATTAATCTCATGCTTGCCAAATTAATGGTGCGACACCCCGTACTAGTGAGGCCGACATTTATCCATAAACTAAAAGATGGTGAATGGAATTCACACTTGAGCAATACCTTAAATGATGTGTTTCGATTGGCAGAACAACTAGAGATGAGAAATATTATTGATGATATTGCTAAGTGTACATCAAATAGTGACCTCATTACATTACATGACCATCTCACTAGGTTACTTAATCAAAGACTGGCTAAACAAGCCCATTTTAAAAAATATAATGCTGACTATCCTCAGGCTCCCATCATAGGTAATAACACGATTATTCCTATTACAAATGGCGTGAATTTATTACAAGAAGGTATCGATCAGAAACATTGCGCGGCTAGTTATCATGATGATATTGCAAATGGGAATTACTATATTTATAAGGTATTGTCGCCTGAACGAGCAACGCTTGGGTTAACGTTAGTTTCTGGACAAAAGCCGAAACTAGACCAGTTGTTTTTAAGAAGAAATGCAGAGGTCTCTGATAAAACGAAGTCGGTAGTAATGGATTGGTTAAGGCGGAAAAATAAATTTTAGAGTAAAAGTAGGTTGATACGTTAAAGGGTGCGTCATGGATAAAGAACAGCTAGAAAAAGTGAAAACAATTTTTGAAACTCAGAGTGACACCTGCGTAAATGCCCATAGGGTTATGTGTGATTATTGTTTAAAGTGCTAAAAGTGATACCTTCAATCTCTATGGAAAAGGCTATTCACTGTACAAGTTACAAGGTGATATTGAGAATTTAACTTATGATGCTGGTATGGGATAAAATTAAATATATGCCCCTTGTGTATACCCATGACGAGTATCCATATCATATCTATGGCTAAGATCCGTAAACTTCTGGATCATTTCGTCAAACCTGACATTTAGAGCTTTTTTTAGTGCTAGCTTACTATTTTGGGTAGGCGTGTCCATAAGGTAGTTAAATATTTCATATTTTGCATCGTCTAAAATCTGACCATGCCCGTGCTCATGTAAGTCTAGATTTTCATAAAAGGTATTAAAACGGGTTTCAATATCATCTGAACAACAAAATAAAGCTAGCTTCGGCATTGTATAGGTTACATCGAAATCAATATTTAATTTTTTAACTCTATAGTTATTTCCGTGATCTAATACTGAATAATTGAAACCTGAAGCCCAGCTTGTACGACCAGCATATTGAGTACCATTAATGACGATGGGAGATGTTGTAAACACCTGTTTGCTAATATCAGAAACGCTGGTGGGCGCAATACTATAGAAATCATAGTCTTCACTATAATTGACGGAATTTGGAGAAGGGAGATTACTAATAACTTTCCAAACAGCAATAATCACAAAGCCAATAAATAGTCTTTTTAATGTCATATTCTTAAAACCTCCCTGTAGGTCAAGCTATAAGGTTTAGATTGTTCTAGTATAGTTCAGCTCACATGAATACAAGCTGAATACCTAGCAATCTATACAAAAAATTGTATTCAGCGTGCTCAAAAATAGATTGAACACAAGTAATGCCGACAGATTATTGTTACTGAACCAGAGTGTTGAATATGGCCGTTCCGAAATACAACAATAACGAAAATGCTTTATTCAGCATATGTTAATCTGAGGGCTTCTATAATTGTCGTGGTATGGAGATATGATAGTTCTACAGTAAAGAAACACAAAAAGAAATGTTATAGTGATCTTGGTTGGCAAAGTCAAAAGACAAGGAGAACATCATGCAAGGTTTTTTAATCAAATGGGGAGTCATCGTAGCCATTACTGCGGTTATCGGATATTACTTTATGCCATACCTTATCTTCTTCGGCATTCTTTATATTATCAGCCTATTTAGTGGTGGTAGAAGTAGTAGTCATGGACATTCATCTGGCTTATCAGAAGATGACTTGGATGGCGAACGTGATCCAGCATGGGACGGTCGTGATATGAATGAAATCTATGATAATGACGGCTTGGGTGACTGGGATCTCGATGGTAAACGAGAAGAGAAGTTTTAACGAATACCATGACACATGAAACTGACAATGTAAGAAAGGCCATAGTCCAAGCTCAGTTTAATGAAGAAAATTCGGGGCTAATAGGTGAGGAAGCAATAATTATTGCCATCGTGATGGAGTTTTATTGCTCATAGAGTTTTTTAGCGGTACGCCTTTCTCGCTTAGGCCGCCGAATATCAAAGTTAAACCAGTCGGTTAGTTGAGGTTCATGAGCACTAAGTGCAGGGTTGAAGTTGGTATTTTTCGCTGATAATTAGGCGGATTGTCGTCGGTCAAATATTTACGAATGGTGTTTCTTGATATGCCCGTTGATTTACTGACAGAACGAATGCTATTCCCATCAACTAAAACGAGACGACGAATTTTACTTGCTGTTTCCATTAATATCACCTGTTAAGTTCTCCAAGCCAAAGCTCGAATATAACAAAATAGGTGGGTCAATTTTACTTGCTAAAACCCACTAAAGTGGGTCAGTTTTGCATGCTTACTAACATATCAAGCAAGATCTCTACAGATCTTGCTTGATATGTTTAGAAAAGAGCCGCTTAACTTGTCATGACCCTATTGTATTAATAAATAGAGGTGTGAAATATATCATTGATTGAAGGAGATGGCGCTCTGGTAATTACCGTGAGACGTACTTGTGCCAGGCGCTGCCTATAATCTCGATTTCTAGCCCAGTATAAAAACTGTGAAAGACTATCAATTTGATCATCATGCTTGCCTTTAGGAAATGTGACTACCTCGCGTTGAAACTCAGCAAGCCAGGGCGCTTCTTCAGGAATTAAGATTTGGCCTGCTTCGATTAAAACAGTACCTGCTTCCATACGAGATATCTTGTCTCCCCGAGGCGTATGGTATTTTATAGTCAGATTAGTTTTTGAAGAAATCTCTTGAAAAAGCGGTATTCCTGAACTAGCATATTCGACGATAATAAGATCTGATTCGTAAGTCTCAGCATGACTAATCATCTTCTGCTTTAGATCGGGGAAATTTAACTGTACGCGTAATACATCCAATAAATAGTATTGATTCTCTTTACATAACCAAGTGGTACAGACAGAGTAATCACCGGTTTCATTCACAGAGCTTGCGGTATCCCAACTCTGGACAATTAAATCATTTTGATTTCTAGAAGGTGCTTTTTTATAGCGTTTAAACCAGTTCCACTGGACAAGCCCGCCACCAAGTGGTGCTGGATTTTGTTGGTATTGCGCAGCAAACCGGTAAGAGCCTAATCCTCGTTTGATTTTATCCAGGATCTCCAACGGCTCTCTTTGTGGATGCAGTACATCGCCGATTTGACGAGAGTAAAATTGGTCATCACCAACTTGAATAGTTTGTTCCTCTTCAGCAATCGCTGGCAAGTTAAGGTGTATCCAATCCCCTTGCTCTAACAGATGACCGGCGAGATCATTTTCATGTAATCGTTGTTGGATAACAATAATGACATCTTCTTTTTTATTATCCAGTCTGGAGAGTAGGGTTGAGTTAAACCAGTCTATAACACCTTGGCGAACAATATCAGATCCCACCTCATCTGCCTTGTGTGGATCATCAATGATAATAAGGTTCCCACCGCGTCCTGTTAATGTACCCCCAATAGAGGTAGAAAGACGATATCCTTTTCGACTTGTCTTAAAGTCATGGACAGCACTTTTCCCAGCACTCAACCTTGTATTTGGAAAACATTGTTGATACCAATCTGATTGCATGACCGTTCTTGTATCATAGGCATGCTTATTAGCCAGTTCCTGGGAATAACTGACGCAGACTATTTTTTTACTTGGCTGCAATCCTAATACCCAGGCTGGAAACGCCACCGATGCTGCAATAGATTTTAATGAACGTGGCGGTAAGGTAATAATTAAGCGCTTAATATCACCTTTTACACATTGCTCTAAATGCCAGGCAATGGCGGCGATATGCCAGTTATTAAGATAAGGATCACCTGATGAAATGGTAGAAAAGGTTTTTTGAATAAAAGGCGCTATATTTTGACGAAATAGTGCGTTAAGTAATGCTTGTTGACTCATGATTATTCTCCTGATTAAGTTGGGTTATGTTCACTGATTAATTTGTCTTTGAATGCTTCAAGTATGGCTAAATCATCTGCGGCCAACTCGGGTTGGTTAGATACATCATCTTGACTTTTTTCAAGACTAACAATGAGCTTAATTAAGGCAGTAGCTGCTCTCGATTCCCCCTTAAGCGCCTTTGCAAACATCGTTTTAAGCATGGCACGTTGTTTTGTGACCACCTGAGTTTGATTAGCCTCAGTGATTTGGATTTTTTGTTCCAGCTCTTCCTGAAGGTCGGTAGCAAGGTTCTTAACGCCTTTAGGACGACCTTTGGGGTTACCTGACTGCCCAGTTTTAAATTGGGTATCGAGCGGCGGCTTTTTATAGCCTATTTTGTAGTCATTGCCAGACATGATTTAGGCCTCTATGAGTGATAGTTCTGTATACGTTTTGCCGGTATTTTCATGGATGGGCTGAATGCCTGTGAGTTCAATCCAGCGCCTCAAGGCGACATCGACATAGCCAGGGTTGATTTCAATGCCATAGCAGGTTCTTTTCGTTTGCTCTGCGGCAAGTAAAGTAGTACCGGAGCCGAGAAATCCATCCAACACAATGTCTGATAATCGTGTGACATCTAACATCGCATCAGCAAACATCTTGATGGGTTTGACGGTAGGGTGCATGGCGAGGACTTTATCTCTGTCCTTGCTAAATGTATTTACACCTGCATATGTCCAGACGTTTGTCCGATAACGTCCATGTTTACCTAATTCAACATTATTGATATGCGGGGTATCACCTTTTTTGTATACAAAGATGAGTTCATGCTGAGAGCGATATAAGCTTCCCATACCGCCATTTGTTTTATTCCAGACACATAGGTTTTGCATTGAGTCATAAACGTGTTTTCCTGACTGGATAAGCTCGGGTATATGACGCCAGTCCATACAGATAAAGTGTAGGGAACCATTAGCACTGACTCTAGCTAGTTGAGAGAGACTTGTTTGTAGAAAATTGGAAAACTCTTCAGAGCTCATTTCACCACTTGCCATTGCAAATTCATGGTGCTGGACTTTTCCAGAGCCACATACGTGACCATTGATCTTGACGTTATAGGGTGGATCGGTGATAACAAGCTGCGCTTGTTTGCTATCCATAAGTCGGTCGACAACATCAGAGTCTCGACAGTCACCACACATTACGCGGTGAGAGCCGAGTAACCAAAGGTCACCCATTTGTGTGATAGGGTTATCGGGCGGTGCTTCAAATGAAGACTCTGGCTCTTCATCATTGATTTCTTTATCGAGATTTAGAATGAGATCAATTTCCGGGATTGAAAATCCGGTTAAATCCACGTCCACATCAATATTATTATCAACAAGGTAGTCAAGTTCTATGCGAAGCAGACTTTCATCCCAAGTAGCATTTTCAGCCAGTTTGTTATCAGCAAGAATATAGGCACGTTTCTGAGCTTGTGTCAGATGTGCTATCTCAATACACGGGACAATGTTAAGACTAAGTGTATTAGCTGCCATTACGCGGGCATGACCCGCGACAATCATTTTTTGTTCATCTACGATGATGGGGGTAATGAATCCGAATTTTTGGATACTTTTTGCGATCTGCTTAATTTGCGAAGCTGAATGCGTTCGTGCATTTTGAGCGTATGGGATCAGTTCTTCAGTAGGCAGATATTGAACATGTAATTCTTGAGTCATAATAATGCTCCTTAACAGACATAAAAAAACCGGATAAGCATGGGAGATCACACTCAAGTGAGTGAGACGTAACCCTCCATGCTTATCCGGTTCAGGACAAATTGTTATTTACAGAGTAAAACCACATACGTTCTTGTGCAATTATTTTTTTATGAACGTGTAAAAATCCTCTTTTTGGTCGATTGATGTTTTATTTTCTGTCATATGGAAATAGGCAAAGCTTTCATCACCACCACTTGACTCTATAGGCCATAAGAGCGTTACTAGTACTGCGTTTTATGGTTTAAAAAATGTGTGGAGAGAGGTGGAAATGGTTGATGTCAAATTAAATGATTTAGAGTCCCTGTGTTCAGGTGATTTAAGAGCTCTTTACATTAAATTATTTAACGTAGAACCACCGGTGAAATCTAGAAAAGACTTTTTGCTAGGTAATATCAGTTGGGCATTTCAAGCAAAGGAACAGGGGCAAAACTTTAGTTTGCTACGGGGGAAAATTATATCCAGAGTTTCAAAAAAAACAATATCGTCAAAAACAAAGTACTTAGTTGGCACACGCATTGTCCGTGAGTGGAAAGGAGTGACATATGAAGTCATCGTTGAAGAACATGGATTTAGATGGCAAAAACATAGTTATAAAAGTTTGTCGCATATTGCTCGTAAAATTACAGGAGCTAGATGGTCTGGACCACGATTCTTTGGCCTGACAAACTCAAAGGAAGTCGACGGTGAATGAGTTGCTGCCAGTAAATAGTAAGAAACAAACTCGGTGCGTCATATATACCCGCAAATCATCTGAGGAAGGATTAGAGCAAGAATTTAACTCTCTGGATGCACAGCAAGAAGCATGTGAAGCCTATATTAAAAGTCAGGCACATGAAGGCTGGGTATTGATTGAAAGGGAATATAATGACGGTGGATTTTCTGGTGGCAATATGAAGCGTCCGGCTTTAGTGCAATTAATGGATGATATTCAATCTGGAGAAATTGATTTAATTATTGTTTATAAAGTAGATCGATTGAGCCGCTGCTTGGCTGACTTTTCCAAAATGGTAGAGACGTTCGACCAAAATGGTGTTTCCTTTGTATCGATTACTCAGCAATTTAATACATCAACCTCAATGGGTAGGCTGACACTTAACGTACTTTTGTCTTTTGCTCAATTTGAGCGTGAAGTCACGGGAGAGCGTATTCGCGACAAAATTTCTGCTTCCAAGAAGAAAGGCATGTGGATGGGGGGCTATGTACCATTAGGTTATGACAATATTGATAAAAGTTTGGTTGCTAATCTCGAAGAAGTAAAAACCGTTAAACATATATATGAACAATACTTGAAGTTAGGCTCAGTAAAACTGTTGAAAGAAAAATTAGACTCTGAGGGGGTTAGGTCCAAGAAAGGAAAAAGTGGTTACGGTGGTAATGAATTTTCTCGAGGTGCACTATATTCAATTTTAAAAAATCCCATTTATATAGGAAAAATTCGCCACAAAGATCACGTTTACAATGGAAATCATGAAGGGATCATTGATAAGTTTCAATGGAATAAAGTACAAAAATTACTTAAGGCTAACTGCTCTGCAACGTATCACCGCACCGCTGCTAAAGAGCCTTCATTATTAGCGGGGTTGATATTTGATGTCGATGGGCATCCATTTTCATCTTCCCATACACGCAAGAAAAGCCGACGATACCGCTATTATGTTAATCAGGCACTTATTCAATTCAAACAGCTTCCTGATAATGCTGTCACACGTATACCAGCGCAAACTTTAGAAATATTAGTCGAGAAAAACTTTATTGATTTACTCAAAAATAAGGGGGAATTGCTTTCTATTCTCACTCATCTTGAATTATCAGCGTTGGAACAAAAATTTATTAGTGAAGAAGCACTAAGATTGATAAACGCCTGGACTAGTATGGATATCTATAAGCGCATTGCATTATTTAACCGAATAATTGAGAAAATAACATTAACACGAACTTCGCTGACTATTTTTTATTCAACGACGAACATAGTGAATGATTTACTCGATCATTCGACTGTCCAGGAAAATAATACATATTTATCAAAAATTATGATTGATTTAAAGCGATGTGGTGTAGAAACAAAATTAATCGTTGAGAGTGAGTCTACCCAAGACAGTCTTAAACCTCATGCTGACTCAGTAAGGGCCATTCAGAAGGCTGTCAGACTAGGATTAATATGGAACGAATCGCTTATAACAGGAAAAGCGATATCGGCTAAAGATATCGCATCATTAAATAAGGTCAGTGATCGGTATGTATCCCACTGTATCAGACTGGCATTTTTATCACCGGATATTATCAAGCGTGTATTCCAAGGTGATATACCTCACGATATGACGCTTACTAAATTGAAAACTGATATGTCATTTAATTGGAGCGAACAAGAGGTTTTGTTCGCCTAAGCGAATCGTCAGTCCATAACAACGCCTCATAATTTCCTACAAACTAAGCCAAAGCGAACAGCCAAATTCAAGTTCGAGACAATTGTAGATATGTAGGTTTTATTGGAGGGTACTGGCCCACTGTAGAGACAGTGAACCAGGTAAGCAATGCTTCCATCCCTTTGATTCTTAAATGCTTAGTGAGCTTTACTAAGCGAACTCTAGGATAGAGAAAAAAATATGGCGGAGAGCGAGGGATTCGAACCCTCGATAGGGATAAACCTATACACACTTTCCAGGCGTGCGCCTTCGGCCGCTCGGCCAGCTCTCCAAATTTTTAGACGAAAAGATTACATTAGAT